GACTGACGCCCCGGTGTTCGGGTCGATGATCGGCGGACCCTCCACCATCTCCCCGGTGTTCGGGTCCTGCATGGGCTGGCCCTTGGGCTGGTTGATGCCCACGAACTGCGGAGCGCCCTCGTCGTCGGTAACGCGGACGTACTGCGGCGCCGTCCAGAACTGGCGAGCCCGGTTCCACATCTGCTCATAGACGCGGAGTTCCCAAATCTCGACGCCGCCGTAGACGATGGCCTGCTCCGTCAAGCCCGCCTGTTGGCGAACCAGATTGGCCCGGCCCGAAGCGTTCTCCCCTTCCCTGCCGAGAACGGCGGGGTTGGGACCGATACGCTCGATCTCCATCTTGGCTTCGACCAAGAGGTTGGCCTGGCCGGCGGCCATGTCCGTGGTCGGGACTTTCTGCCAGCCGTAGGGGATCACACCGTCCGGGCGAGCCGCTTCCTTGCGGGCCGTGCCGCTGTCCACTTCCACAGCCGAAGGATCGACCGCCTGGATCTGGCTGGCGTTGATCAGGTGCAGCAGCTTGGAACGGCGCTTGTTGATCTCGTCCTGCGGCCCGCGCATGTCGCGCACGATGCCATAACGGTTGTTGTCGCGGTCGATGTAGCAGGATTGAGCCACGATCGGGTTGCAGGGGCGCTTCTTGTCGTCAACGTAGGGGGAAACCCCGTAAGCCAGCGTGCCGCCAGAATGGAACACGCAACGGCGCCACTCCGAGCCCTCGCGGTGGTACATCTCCACCACCATCACGCGGCGCTTCTTCTTGTCCACCCACGACACGGTCGAGGACGCGTCCTGGGGGCGGTCCTGGTTGAGATCGTCGATCAGAGCGCCGCTGTCGGTCAGCGAGCCTTCAACGTCGGTCTTCGCATCCGGGTACATGCGGATCACGTCGTCGGCGTACTGCCACTTGGCGATGCCCATGTAGCGAGCGTCGGAGAAGTCTTCCCGACGCGAACGGGGGTCAGCGAAGAACTCCTCAGAAGCGATCTCCTGCATGGTGATCTGGAGGTCTTCGTCGGCCTCCACAATCGCCGCACAGGTGCCACGGATGAGATAGTCCCGCGCGACGCTGATCTTGAGGTCATCGAAGCGGTTGCGATCCGCGATGAACTGGAGAACCTTGGACGCAACGTCGGCGCTGTCCTCGTCCTTCGGGGTGCGGGGATAGGCGCGGGGGTCGGTGGCGCCTTGCTTCAAGACACCCAAGGTCCCGTTCACAGCAGGGCGGACGCGGTTGATGACGATGTCAGGCTGACCGCGCTTGGAAAGCTCCGCCTTCTCTTCGCGGGTGAGCTGGTTGCCGTTGTAGTAGTCGTCGTCGATTTCAGCCTGGCGACGGGCGAACTCGGTCAGGTCCATCGCGTCACGGTACATGGACCGCAGTTCGGCGATCTCCGGGGCCTTGTACTCAGGCTGTTCGGCAGGAGTTACGCCACCTTCCATGAAGTCTCCTGCGGTTTCGGACGGCCCCAAAGGTCGGGCGGCCTGTTGGTCGGGGCGTCTGGCGTCTGCTTGACCGCGCGGCGTAGGCCCTCACAGGCGTAGCGCAGGGCGTCGATCACGTGGTTGTTCTTGTCCTCCAGGATGGGGAGGATTTCGTCAGTCTGCTTGTCGGTCTTGAAGCTGTAGTGGGTCAGCTCGTCGATGGTGTGCTTGCAGCGAGGATGCACAACGATGTCGTAGGACTTGAGGAACTCGATACCGTCTTCCACGCTCCCCGGACCTTTTACAGCCGGGATGATCTTGAAGCCCTTGCGCTGCATGAAGCTGACCGTTTCCGGCCTAGCACTATCAGCGCGGATGGTGAACTTTCGACTGCCCTCGATGGTGTCGAACAACGCTGGAGTAGCGTCGATCTCGCAGCCCACCTTGTAGGCCTCTTGATCAACGTACAGCGTGCGCCCGATGATGTAGGCGCGGATGAGGACCGTAGGATCAATCGAGAAGCCCCAGTCGGCCCCGAACCTGAACACCGCCTCCGGGTGGGTGTTGAACGCCTCAACCTTCCAGTTTCGGAAGACAGCGGCTTCACCTAGCTTGCTGTACTCACCCTCCCAAACGTGCAGGTACTTGTCGAAGTCGCGGCGCTTGTCGCGCTCCATGTCCTTCCGTAGCTCCTCGGGGAACCACGGGTTGTCGGTGTAGTTGGCCTTCACGCAAACGAAGTCGGGATCGTCCGCGTTCTCGTTGAAGAAGGCCTCAATCGGGTCGTTCGCCGATCCAGGGTTCCAGCTGAACCACATCTCCGAGCCCGGCGCCCGGAACGTAGGAGTGGCGATGTTCAGCGACTTCTGGCTGATCGTCTGGGCCTCTTCGACCCAAGCCCGGTTGAAGCCCTCCAGCGACTTGATGCTGGTCACGGTGTGGTTCTGGAGCCCCCGGAAGATAAACAGGCTGTCGTTCGGCCCCTTGATCTCCGTCTCGGTGGATCTGAACAGGTGGCGCACGCCGAGCCTGTCAATCTTGTCCTCGATGAGCTGCTTTACGCTGTCCTTGATCGAGTTCTGGACTTCACGCAGGCAAGCGGCCCGGATGTGAGACGCTACGGCCTGCTCAACCAGGCACTCAGCAAAGAAGTGGCTCTTGCCCGATCCGCGCCCGCCCTTGGCCCCCTTGTAGCGTCTGGGGTGCAGCAGGGGCAGGTAGATGCGGGGCGTCTCAATTTCGAGGATCGACAATCGTTCGCCTGATCTCGGTCAGCGTGCCCTCAACCGTCGCGTCAACCGTGGCCTCGATGGTCGATAGCTTGGCGTGTAGGTAGGGAGCCGCCGACTTCGCCATGTCCATGCGCTCGGCCTTCGTGCTTTCCTCGTCACGCATGATCGAGAGCATGTAGTCCAGGGGCATGATGCCTTCAGCCTCGGCCTTTGCCTTCGCGGCCTGTGTGGCCTTGTTGAGGGCGCCGGGCTTCCTGCCGGCGTTGGGTCTTGCGCCGCCGTGCGCCATCTTGATTTCTCGTTATTTTTTCAAGCGGTGAGTTTCGCCCGCGATCTGCTGCTTGGGTTACGACTGTGCGATGGGTGTCAGTAGTCGGGGCGAAGGTTGCCGCTTGGCTATCCACCAGGGACCAGCGAGAGGAGCGCTGGCGGGCTCTCGCGTCTCGGCCCAAGGAGGGGGAAAGCCGTGGCGCGGTCTGAATTACAGTGAGGCGATGATCGCCTTGACGGCTTGCTCGGCCTCATCGGGTGAACAATCGAACCATTCACCAGCGAGCCGCTTACCTGACAGCGCCTTGTGCGCCTGCATCTCAACGAAGCGAACCTTGTCGGGCGCGACCTCAGCCTTGAAGTGCAGCCGCAGCTTGGCAGGGTTGGAGGTCTGGAGGTCAGCCAGGCGCTTCTCAGGACATTCCGAGAGGCCCACCTTGACCGACTGCTGATAGGCTCCAATCACGTAGACGTACGAGACGGGAGCCTTAATGGCGCCAGTGAGGATGCCGCTTCCGCCTCGTGTTGCCTTAAGGCGGCGGCGAGGCCTGAGCTTGTCAGCCGGGACGAAGCACAAGGCGTCGGCCATAGCGGTAAGGGCGGCGCGGCGTTCACTCAAGGAGCCGGATAGAGCAGCTTTCGCCGCTGCGGCCTCGGCCCTGTCGAAGCGCTTTTGTCGGGCCTCTTCGCGAATGGCGCGCACGCGCTCAAGCTCGCTAGAGAAGTTTGAATTTAAGGACATTGGCGGGGCGTTTCCCCATAGCCTCTAATCAGGCCGGATCGCGTAAATCTGCGCCGACTGGTCTGTGGCTTGGACCCCACACCCATACTGCCAGTGGTACTACTGATTTGCGGGGGACACAAGGGGTGGTGTTAGCACCCGTAGCGGCGCCCGCCTCCGAAGCCAAGCCGGGCGACCACGGTATGACGCGAGGGCGGCGGCTCCACTCGGACAGGCGCAAAGCCAGCGAGGGCGAGCGCCTGCGCTGAGTATGCGTTCATGTAGTCCGATGGTCTGGCGATTGGTCGGGAGTTCATCGCGGCAAGTGCGTTGGCGATGCGCTGGCTGCGCTGCGCTTCCCTCGCCCGCTGATCGGTTGGGTCTGCCGAGACCCCTGCCGCAACAGCTCCGACTGCGGCTATGCAGGCTCCGATCACGCCGCTTCCTCCAGGCTTTCGACCTCAGCCTTGCTCACCGTCGTGCGGGGCTTAAGCGGGCCGGTGGTCTCGACCTCCACCTTCCATTCGCGCTTGTTCGCAGCCCGAAGGATCACCGCCATTCTATCAGCGAAGGCGCCGGTTACAATGCGGATGCGGTCGCCGGGCTTGGCCTTCGCGCTGCGGTCGATGGTGCTGTCGAAGTCGCCTCGCCGCTCCTGCTCTCGGATGTCCTCGACCCAGCCGCCGCCGATGCAGGCCAGCTTCCGGTCGCCCTGCGGAGTGAAGCCCATCGTGAGAACGCCGGTCACCCCATCGCAGGTGTCGATGTAGCGTTGCTCGTCAGGCTCGTTGAGACGGAAGAACACATAGCCGGGGATGATGGGGGATGAGACCGGCACCTTGCGGAGCTGAAGCTGCTTCCACCTGACCTTCTGGGGGTAGTAGGCTTCGATGCCGATGGCCTGCATGTCATGGACTGCGGAGGGCTCTTTTCCGCTTCGGACTACGGCGACGTGCCAGGTCATGCAACCTCCTTGTCTGGTTGGCCGCCCGGCGACCCGTAGGCCTGCCAGCGGATGGTCATTCCCCTCGCCTCCTCCACCAGTGATTTGCACTGGTCAGAGGTCAGGAGGATGCCGAAGCGCTCTTTGAGCAGGCCGCCTAATTCGGCGTAGGCGTGGGTTGTTTCGATCACAGCATGGCCTCCTGTACAGGCTTGGCGATGGGCTCGGCGAAGAGACGGGGTTGCTTGTAGGCGGCTTCGATGCGGCGGCAGGCGATGTCGAAATAGGTCGGCTCGCGCTCAATGCCGACAAAGGCGCGACCCAGGTTGGCGCTAGCAACGCCCGTTGTTCCGCTGCCCATGAAAGGGTCGAGGCACACCCCCGCCGGGGGGACGGTGTGCTGGACACACCAATGCATCAGAGGCAGAGGCTTTTGGGTCGGATGCTCACGGTCCATCGGGGTTGGTCCGTGCCAGTAGGATCGGACGCAAGAGCCCCCGAACCACGCCCCGCTAGTCTTGCCGTAAAAGCCAAGTTCTTGCGACGAGAGGAAAAGGTGTTGACCGTTGAGCACAGGCGGATTTGGCTTTGTCCAAACCAAAGTTCGGCGCTGGCGTTCGCTGTGGGCGTCGTGCAGCCGACTGATCTGCTCTGCTGAGCACCAAGCCACAATCGACGGCACGTCGCTGAGCAGAGCGAGAACCGCTAAAGCGTCGTCAGTCGCGCCAGCGCCGTCCCATTCGCCGTAGTCTAGCCGACGCAGCCCATTGGATCGCTGACTGATCTCATACGGAATGTCAGTCACCACCGCATCGACTTTGCCAAGTGTCGGAAGGATGTCCCGGCAGTCGCCCAGATACAGCGTCGCGTCCCCGATGACCTCAACCCGGCTCATGCTGCGATCTCGCGAAGATCCATCCCCGCATCAGTCCCCGCCTCAGCGCAGTTAGGCGCCAACTCCCGAAGCAGGACGAGCCGATGATCCAGGGCGACCTTCGTTCGGAAAACAGCGGACAGGTGGCCCATGAGCATCTCCGTGTTGTTGTCGTTGAGGGAGGCGAGGACCGCGTGTTGTTCCAGCTTCCCGGTGAACAGGGCGATCTCGGAGCAGAGGGTTTTGATGGTGGCGGCGCGGGTCATGCGGCCACCTCCAGACGTTGCGCGCAATCCACCGCCGCTATGCGTTCGCCGATCCAACGCATGACCGGAACCGCCATCGAGTTTCCGAGAGCAGCAAAACGAGGCCCATCGGACGCGGGTTTGCCGCGGTAACTTACGAGGGTGTAATCGTCAGGGAAGCCAGTGGCTCGCTCTTCCTCGCGCGGCGTCAGATTGCGAACTGCATCCCGACAGGCGACGCTGTATCCTCGGGTTTTAATCAGGCACGGCAGGACGTCATGCCCGATTGGCATATTGAACGCGGGTGAAAGCCCGTTATCAAATGCCCAAACGTCTCTTGGATTCCTGGCCGGCCGAGAAGACGCGCCAAAGCTGTGTCGCTCAAAGAGAACCGCGGCGGAACTTCGCCAGTCTCCAGAATATCCGACAACGAACACACGGCGGCGCCTTTGGGCCACTCCGAAGAACTGAGCGTCAAGCACTCGGTAGGCGACGCCATACCCGAGTTCGCCCATGCCCCCGAGAATGGAACCAAAGTCCCGTCCGCCGTTCGATGACAAGACGCCGGGGACGTTCTCCCAAACCAGCCACCGGGGCCGCAGGCGGTCAGCCAGCCTAAGATATTCGAGGGCCAGGTTACCGCGCTCATCATCCAATCCGCCTCGGAGACCCGCGATGCTGAAAGACTGACAAGGTGTTCCTCCGACCAAAAGGTCGATTGGTTCGTAGTCGCCTGCCTGGATCGTGGTGAAGTCGCCATGAAGCGGAACCTCCGGGTAGTGGTGGCGCAGGACAGCGCGGGGGAACGCCTCGATTTCCGAGACGAAGGAGGCTCGCCAGCCAAGCGGATGCCAGGCCGCCGATGCGGCTTCGATGCCTGAACAGACAGACCCGAAAATCATGCGGCCATCTCCACAGTGACGCGGCGAGCGGCGAGGATTGGGCCGACCTCAGACCGCAGGGCCTTGAACGCGACCCCGTTGCGGGCGATCAGGCGGCGGCCCGCATCGTCCCACTGGCAAGGGTCGATGTAAGACTGGGTCCAGCCCTCTCCCTTGGCGCTGACGACAGCCTGGCGCACCTCTGGCGGCCCGGTGAACGACATCAGCGGGACCACGTTCGCCGCAGCCTCCAGCCAATCGGCGTGTTTGCCCTGTCTCAGCCAGACGGCCATGTCTGGGGCGCCCTTGTCGCCGCAGACGGTCGAGAGCTTGGCGGCAAACGCTGAGGCAGCGCCAGCCAACGAAGATTGCTCATCGGCGGGAAGCTTCAGCCACAGCTTCAGGCTTTCCGGCTTCGATGACCGGCCCTTGGTGTGGGGGTAGGCCTTCCAGGCGGCTTCAAAGCTTTCGGGATACGGTCTTTTCGTCGCCAGCGGCGACAGGGAAGCGTTAGCTTCCCCTTCTTTCTTCTCCCTCTTCCATCCTCCATCCTCCATCTGCGGAGACTTTTCGGACTTCGGCGGAACCGGCTTCACTTCAACCGGGGTGAGTACGGACTTTTGCGGAACTGGCGCCGCTTCATCATCGGACAGTACGGGATCATCGCATCCCAGAGCCACGAATTGGCGCACCTTTTCGGTGATCGGGAACCACGCCTTAGGCTTCCGGGGGCGCTGGTACTTGCAGAAGTTCTTCAGCGCGCCGAGCGCCCTGCCCTCGCCTTCAAAGCGCATGACGATGCCGGCGCCCTCCAGCTCGGAAAGCATGGCGACCATATCGACGGCGTCAGCCGGGAATATCCGCATCTTCAGTTGCAGGGGCTTCCACTCAAAGACGCCGTTGTCGTCGGCCTCCGTGCAGATGCCCTTGGCAAGCCACCTGGCGGGGATGGACACGCTGGCCCACGCCTCGTCTGTGTAGATGCCGGGGTGAATGGACCTGATCCTAGCCATGTTTCAGGCCGCCTCTGTCTTTGACGCGCAGCTCACCGCATGGTCATGCAGCCGCTTGACGCTCATGGGTGAGGGGTTGCCCGCAATGGCGCTGGTGGCCTGCCGCATGAACAGCAGAGCCGCCTCACGCCCCAAGGTGGCGAGCATGGCGTCCAGGGCGATCAGATACCGCTCCCGAACGATGGTGTGTTGATCGCTCACGCGGCCCTCCGTTCATGGGAGACCATGCCGCGCCAGTCGAAGGTGAAGACGCAGCCGTCGATGACCTCACGATGGATGAAACCGCCTTGCGCGATGCAGGCTTCCACGTAGTCGTCGTCGCGGCTCTCAAAGCCCTCCAGCGTGTTCTGTTGGGCCTTGTAGTCGCTGCCGTTGCACAGCAGGAGGTAACGCTCCCGAACCTGCCCGCCGGTCAGGCCAAGGCCGATGCCGATGTCAATGAACCTGTGATTTGCCCTGCGGAGCGAAACGATCTGGGCGTCTTCCTCCGGGGTGTAGCGGTGATACGACCCGCGCCGCTCCATGCCGGCAGGGCGGATCTTCGACAGCCGGGCACAGACGCTCTTTTCCGTCCGTCCGAGGATTTCGCCGATGGCCGCGTTCGTCATGCCCTCCGACACCAGCCGAAGCAGGGTGTCGTCGTCTTTGGGTGAATACGGTCCCTGTCTCATTGGTTTTCCCCTTGGATTGAGGCGGCATTGGCCGACCCCATAAGATGAAGGTAGGCCTCGTCCGAGAGGACGTGCATGGGCGGCTGGCGGTCTTGCTTGATGGTCAGGACATCACAGCCCTGCATCCAGTCTTTGATGACCTTGAACCCGCTATCGTCTGCTCTGGACTTA